CGTCTGCCGCTTGGCGTGGCCGCCGATGAAGACGGGGCCATAGTGGTCGTTCGAGGCGGTCGAGGTGTTGCCGTAGGCCGTCGTGGTGCCCGTCCGGTCGGTGACGGTCGCGCCGTAGACCAGTTCCTCACCATTGGCATAGTCGGCCTTGCCATGGCTGTAGTAGCCGCCGTTGCCGAAATTGCCCCAGAACCGCACGAGCCCATGACTGCCCACAAGCCCGCGGATCGGCGGCCCATAGAGCCAGCCCAGCGCGGCATCCGGTACCGCCAGCGTGGTCGAGAGCAAATCGGCCGCGAGCAGCTGGGTGATATGCTGGACCTTGTTCTGGTCGATCCAGAGCACGGATGCGCGCATGCTCGCCGCCGCGCCGGCCGACCACTCGCCGTGACCGGCGGTTGCGGCACCATTCCAGAAGGCGACACAAAAGCTGCCGTCCGCGACGTCCTCATAGAAGACGAAATGGGTGGTCGAGCCGACCTGCTTGTTGGTCGCGCCGAGGCTGCCGGCAGAACCTGGCGTCCCGTATTCGTTGGGAATGCCGGAGGTCCAGGCAATGGGGCCGAGTGGAATTGCCGCGCCAGACGATAGGGCCAAAGGCTGTTTCAGCCCCGGTCGGCTCAGGACCGGCCCTATCGGCTGCCGCAGGAAATTAGGCACTATAGACCCCACAGGTGCCGGCTGTGCGGCTAAATCGGAAGGTACCACTCCCGAGGAGCGCCTTGATCGGGTCTCCGTTTGTCAGCGTGCCGAGGTAGTTGTACGCGCCCGCGTCGTCCTTGACCGAGATCGTGACCGAGGCGCCGTCGCTATAGCCCTTGAGCCCGACAACAGTGCCTGCGCTCAGCGTTTGATCGGAGGAATTGGCAACGGTGCTACCCGTCGCCAGCAATTCGGCGGCAGCCATGATCTAGTGCCTCGGTTGGAAGTGTTACGACGGGACCCTGAAGCTCTGGCATTCGTAGGTGGCGGCGGCAGGGTCTATCGCCACGTTCCTGATCTGGAACCACTGTCCGCCCATCTGAACCTTGTCGGCGATGGCCGGAGCGGCGCCGCAAAGGCCGGCAATCAGCAAGAGCTTGACGTCCGTGGCCGGGATGCCACCGGCCAGGATCATGATGGCAGAGTAAGTCTCTTGCAGACCCTGGACCTGGTAATCCACGGTGGCTGTGATCGGGTCGCCGTACTGATCGCGCCCCGTGACCGTCGTTTTGCGTAATTTCCCGGCGAGCAGCAGACCGTCGAACCCGCTGGCGATCGCATCGGCAATATCACCATCGAGCAGGCCCATCACGACACCCTCCGAATGGTGAATGTCTTGCTGCACCGGCAGCCGACCACCTCAGACGCCGGTGCTAGCGGGTCGCCTGGATACCGCAGGCGATAGCCGGCGCCAGAAACGAACGCCTGCCCCCACGGGACGGTCTGGCCGTCCATTGCTGCATGACTATCCCGCTCGCGGCCATCCATTGTGGTCCACCAGTGCTGGTCGACGAGGTTGCCTGACACATTTCCGCCGTCGATCGCCTGCCGCATCGCCTCGTCCCGAGCAGCATTGAGGGCCTTGAGCACTTCGGTTCGCGCCACGGTCTCGCCGCGCAGCCGCAGGAGATTGTTGCGGTACGCTCCGCTGATCTTGGCGACCTGATCTGCACTCAACCTGACGCCACGATCGATGGCCTTGGCGATCGTGCGATCGAACCGAAGGTCGCGCAGCGTGCGCGTCAGGGCATTCGCGTCGAGGGAGAGGAGTTCCTGCTCATAGGCCGAAGCCCACTCTTTCTGCGCCGCGGTCAATCCTAGCACGCCGCCGGAGCGCTGACCGGTTGTCTTGTCGATCCTGCCGACGATGTCCAGCGCGAGCTGCCGGGAGCTCTCCCCCGCCGCCATGCCCTGCGAAAGAACGTTCCGCAGCATCGCCACCTGATCATCGGTGATCTGCCGGACAAGCGTGGCTCCGTTTTCCTTCAGCCATGCCTCCGCAAGCGGGTTGCGGACGTCAAAGCTGATGGAGATCGGGAAACCTTCGGGATCTCGGATCGTCGGCAGTTCGGCGCCGATCCCACCACCGCCTGCACTGTAGGCCGCGTCGATTTCATCCAGCATCGGATTGTAGACGCTGGCGTCGGTCGCCAGCGCCCGGATGACGCCTTCCGTGTCATGGCGCTCAAGCCGGCTGATGACGAGCCCCAGCGTCACGCTGGATCGGATGCGAGCGATTGCGCTGAGGAAGGCATCCCGCACGCGCGCCGCCAAGTCGTCGAGTAGTGCCTGAAAGGTCTCTTGCTGGGTCGGCTTGTGGAGCATTCAGCGCCAGCCCCATTGGCCATTCGGAGCGTCTGGCTGCGACCCGTTCAGCACCGGCGCGAGGATCATCGCCACAACGCCGTATGTCGGACGCGCCGGCGCGCCATCGGCATACTGAATATCCACCGAGCCGGCCTTAACTGCCTTGATCAGCCCGCCGCGCGCCAAATCCTTTGCCAGCGGCGTGGCGATGGCCCGTCCGGCGAGCTCGGCAACTGCGATCTTGATGCACTCCGGCAGGTCGGGCAGCGGGTAGCCCACGCCTTTCGGGCCGCGCGCGTCGTCCAGCGCTTCCGAGCGCGGCCATAGCAGCCCTTGCACCCAACCGCGCCGGTAGCCGCGGAAGTAGTTTCCCCAGGTGCCGTCGACATAGGCCGTCGCTTCGCGACAGGCGCCTTCTTTGTGCGCGGCGTCGGCTGCGCTCCACAGCGCGGCGGCGGCCAGTTGCGGCCGCGCTGTCCAGTACGCGTCGACGTAGGCCGTCGAGGCATAGGACTCGGCGCCGCTGATGCCAGTCCCGTCTTCGACGATCAGGCTCATGTCGATACCTGCCGGTGGACGATGACATTGCCTTCGATCTCGCGCGTCGCCACGCCAGCCGGGTCGGTCAGCACCAAATCGTAGATGTACCGAGCCGTCGGCTTCGTCACGTCCACGAAGTCAAAGGCGGCTTCGATGGGCAGGCGGTCGTTGAGCAGCACGACGGTGAGCGCGTTCAACTCGCCTGCCAACGCCGACGTCTGGTCGGCCGTCATGGACAGGGTGGCGACGCCGTTCGATCCGAGCGCAATCGAGCCATTGAATGAGTCGAGGTCGGTGCGGAGCGCGGCCTGCAGGACGCCGTTATAGGTGCCCTTGATCGACATGCGGGCCGACCAGCCGGTCATGTCGACCGGATTCCCGCCAGCGTCCTTTTTCAGGTAAGGGAATGACCAGGTCTGCCCCTGGTAGATATGCAGGTCCTGCCGCAAGGCACTCACTCGGGAACGGCCCCTGTGCCGAGCATGACGGGAGGATGGCCGCTGCCGAGCACGGTAAGAATGATCGGAGCCCCTGCGTTGATCGCGGCCATTTCGTCGGGCGTCGGAAACCACGCCGTCTGCATGGCTGGCGTCTCCGGGCCGTTGACGCTGTCGTTGAGCAGCACGTCGCGGATCGGCAAGCCGTAGTAGCCTTGGCTCTTGCCGAGCACGCGCGTGGTGCCCTGGATATGACCGATTTCCATCAGAGCGCCTCCGCTGCCTCTTCCTCGGTCGCAAAGCCGCTCGACACCCGCTGGCCGTCCTCCATGACGAACCACCGGCCGCCAGGGCCCTTGGCCACGCTTCGCTTGTTCTCAGGCGCCGACTGAATCGCCTTATTCTCGGGCGCTCCGAGGGCCTTGGGCTTGACGTAGCCCTCTTGGGTAAGCCCGGGCACCAGATCGTGCGGGATGTGCGCCTCGTCGCCGGCATTGGCCGGCCGCGCGTTGACGCCATCCTCGCTGAAATGGAACGGCCGGAGCACCTCGCAGGGTACGAGCATCACGGCCTCCCCCTACTGGGCCGTGATCTCGACGTAGAAGTCGGCCCGCGGCGTGCCGCCCGAGCCGCCGCCGGTCACCACGAACGAGATCACGTCGCCCACAGCGACCGTATTGGCGCCCGTGGGCACGGCGCTCGCCTGGTTGCCGGCCGCCGAGCCAGAAGTCGGCATGGTGACGACGCCTGTCGTGATCGGCGTTCCATTGATCGAAAAGGTCGCCGTCGCGTCTGCGGTGCCCACCGCCCCATCTACGATCGACATGAGCTTGGTGATCTTGCCGGCGTATGTCGACGTCAAATAGTACGTCGCCTCGGCGGAGAGGTCGGCCACCTGCTTGTGCATGTAGCGCTTGAGGATGCCGAGGTCATTGCCGGCACCGGTCTGGAGCGTGCCCCCATCGATCGTGAGAAGGCCGCCGATGACCCACTCTTTGCCGCCCTGCTTTTCGTAGTTCGACGTCTGGTAAGTTGCATCGGGCATTGCCGCGCTCCTCAAAGATCAAGCGGCCGGGCCGCGAGTGGAAGGGATTGGCGGCTTGCCCGGCCGCCAGCGGGTCTTACGCTTCGTCGTTGGTGAACTTCGACGAGAGCAGCGTCGCATCCTGGGTGACCGGCCGCTCCTGCGCATTGAACAGGATGGCGAAGATGCCGTCGACGGCGGCGTTCTGCGTTGCGCGGCCGAGGGTCGCGTAAGCGTAGCGCTGGCGCGGCTTGTTGGCCTCGATGGCCATCAAGCCATTGCTCGAGCTCGCCGCGGTGAGCGTAGCCGTGTCGGCCGCAGCCGTGCCGCCGGAATTCGAGTTGGTCGGGTTGGTCAGCACCGACAGGGTGAGCACGGACGCATCGGTCACGGCGCCGAGGGCGGCGACGAAGACGACCGAATTGAAGCCCTGAGTGTCGACGGCCGAGGTGGTGAGCGTGGTCTGGCCGCCGGCAGCGGCATTGGCGACGCGAACGATCTTCGCGTCCTTCAGAAAGTTCATGTTCTCGAACATGCTGAGGATTCCTTGGAGTGGGAGGGGTTGAAGAGAGCGCGGGCCCTAAGGCCCGGCTCAATGGCCTCAGGTGGAAACCTTCAGCAGGACGATGGCGTCGAAGTCGACAACCGCGCCGCCCACACGCTTGCGGCTGTAGAACGAGACGAACGGCTTGGAGCTGTAGGGATCGCGCAGGGTGGTGATGCCGAGGCGATCGACCACGGTATAACCGCGACGGAAGTCACCGAAGGCCGCCGCGAGGTTGCCCGCTCCGACCGCCGGCATGTCGTCCGCCAACGCTACCGGATAGCCGCCGAGCGTCGCCGAATAGACGACGCCGGAGGCCCCGTTGCCGCTGCCATTGACATTCGCCGGGTTGCCCATCTGCACCATGGGACGCCACAGGTACTGGCCGTCGCCGTCCTTGAGCAGCATCACCGACGCCACGGTCGAGCGCTTCATCAGCCAGGTGCCCTGCGACATGTAGGCGGCCTTGATCTGGAACGGCAGCGCGACGATGGAGTCGGCAGTGATCGCCGTGGCGGCGCCGGTGACGTACTGGGGCAGCAGATTGCGACCAGTACCGGCGGCGTAGCTCAGGATGCCGCGGGGCTGGTTGACCCCGGTGCCCGAGACAAACGCGGTCGCCTCGGTACGCGCCAGCTTGTCGGCGATCTTGTTGCCGAGCCACGCCTCGACGTTGATCGAGGCATCCTCGAGCATCGCCTGGGTGGCCTTGGGATTGGCGTACTGTTCGAAGACCGGGATCTTCTCGACGCCGATCTGGGCCGTATTGGTCTCAGAGCGGGTCTGGGTCTCGCCGACCCAGCCGGTCGACATCTCGTTGACGTCGATGGGCAGGAGCAACTCGGACGTGCCGATGGTCTCGATCGTGGCGAGCTGCCGGATGGGAGAGGTTTCGAAGATCTTGGTGATGATCCGGCTCGACGTCTGGGTCGGGACCAGATAGCCGCCGTCAGGATTGGAGCCGATCGACAGGGCCTTTGCCTCGACCATGCGCTCGTCGCTGGCACGCAGGTAAGTGTCGAAGCCCTTTTCCCAGGCCTTGTAGCCCTCGATGTCGATCGTTTCGACGGTCGGACGGCTGCCGAACTTGAGGTTGCCGGAAGCTGCCTGCTTCGCCTCGTAGAACGCGAGCGCGTTCTTTGCCGGATCGGCGCCGTTCTTCGGACCGTCGACGGGCAGGCGCTTCATCGCCGTTTCCAGTGTGTCGGCGCGGTCGGCCTGAGCCTTGAGCGCGGCTTCGACGCCAGCCCACTTCTCGTTGACGCCTGCCGTCAGCGCTTCGAGGTCCTTCTTGAACTGCGGCGAGTCGGCGACGGCCTTGCTGGCGGTCTCGGCAAGCTCGCGGACCGACTTCAGGTCCTTTTCCATCGAGGCGCGAAGCGAGCCGACGTCATCGCCAAACTTCTTCACCTCGCGCTGGACATCGTCCAGCACGTCCTTGATCTCGGGCATTTGCAATTCCTTGGGTTGGGTTAGGCGGTGAGACCCGCTCTGGCCTTGCGGAGCGATTCCAGCAGGCCGGTCACTCCATCGTCCTCATCCCGAGGCTCCGACGACTTGAACCCACGCGAGGCGATTGCCTTCGCTTGGGCATTGGAGAACCCCGCATCCCGCAGAAAGTCCTCAAATTCACGAATGGTCTTGATCCCGTCAGCGGCCTTGACGGCAGTGATGCCGGCGGCGTCGTTCATCGGGATCGTCACGATGGAGATTTCCATCAGGTTCAGCTTGTTCAACGACCTGATGCCGAGGTCGCTGTCATATTCGGCGTCGACCGTCTGGTAACCGATGCTCAGCCCGTCCAGCGCTCCGTCTTTGAGCAGCGCATAGGCCTCATCGGCGCACTGCACGCCCTTGGTGAGCTTGCCGTTTAGCAACAGGCCGTGGCCATCTTCCGACATGCTCGTCCACACGCCGATCGGTTGGCGGGTGTCGTGCTGCCAGAGCAGCTTGGGCATCTTGCCCTTGGCTCGCCAAGCCGCGATGCTGTCGGCGAAGGCGCCCTGCCGGATGATGTCGCCGCCCTGGTCGACATTGCCGAAGACCGCGCCGTAGCCGGTGAACGCGCCGTCGCCGGCGCCGGCATCCTTAAGCTCGAACGACAGGGTCTTCCGTTCGAATGCGCCGATCGTCTTCGTCATGCCGGGCCCCCTTCACTTGAACTTGTCGCCGCTTAGGCGGCCGGAAGCTGGCCGTTGAGGGCCGCCAGCGCGTTGGCAGCGGCCTGGTCCTGCGCCGTGATCGCGTCGACTTGCGCCTGCATGGCAGTAACCTTGGACGTCAGATCGGCGTTTTCTGCCTTCAGCGCGTCGCGCTCGGCAGTGATCGCCGCGCCGTCGGTGAGCTGCGACACGGCCTTGGCGACGGTCGGGGTGAGCGTGCCGACAGCGGCGGCGAGAGAATCCGACGCCGACTTGGCGGCGGAGAGAGAGGCCTGCAAGGCGTCAGTTTCAGCGGACATGTTCGGTGGTTCCTTGATGTTGAGATAGCGGCCGATGGCGAGGCCGATGAGAAGCGCCCCGGCTGCGATTGCGACGACAGCAAACAGCGGCAATAGGTCTGTCAGCACTGCTACTGACCACCGTCCTGCGGAGGCGCTGGCCGGCCGGATGGCGCTTTACCGATCGCGGCGAGCATGTCGTCGACGGTGGGCTTCGGCGCGGCGCCAGACCAATGCTCCTCGAATTGTTCGAGCGTGGTCGCCGCATCCAACAGCCCGACCGACATCAAATACCGGTAGAGCGGCTCCAGCATCCCGGTGTCCTGAACAGCCGCGGCCACAAGCGCCGCGATGGTCTGGCCGTCGCCACGCTGCAGCTTGATCGCGCCTGGCGTGCGAGCGCCGTAGCCGAGCTCACCTCGAGCCTCGTCGCCGTCGAGAAGGCCCTCTTTGTAGAGGTTCAGGATCGACGTGCGCTTTGCCTCCCGCACCGGCTCAAGGGCCGAAACCGCGTCGAGGTCTACGCCGAGTGTCAGCCCGTCTCCGAACCGCGGCGTCAGCCACGCGTTCAGGGCGTCTTCCATGTGGTCGAGGATCGGCAGGATGGTTTCTTGCCAGAGCTGCGCCTTAGCCTCGCGGACATTGTTATAGGTCGCCGCACCTGGCACGATCAGGATGTGCGGCACGCCGAAAGCGTTGCAGATGTCCCGTGCGGCGTCGTCCTTGCCGGCGTTGAAATCCATGTCCTTGGGGCTTGCGCCCATTTCTAACCAGTCGACGTTGCCGCCGAACACGAAGGGCTTGCCGGCATTCGTCGGTCCGACGTGGCTTTCGTCCAGGTCTTTCTTGGCCTGGTTGATCACGTCAGGCGGCGCAGCCTGCTCAGCGCCGTTCTGCCCTTTGACGGGCATGAAAACGAGGGCGCCGGATGGGCGTGCACCGTTGTCAAGCAGCGCCTTATTGTGGGCCGATGCGGCATTATGCCGATCGACACCGTAAGCGGCCGCCTCAACTCGGCTGAGGCCGTACCAGTCGTTGAGCGGGTGAAACTCCCGGACGTGGAGAACCTCCCCCGCTCCGGTCAGAGGATCAACCTTGAATATCCGGCGCTGGCCATTGGCCTCGTACTCGTAGGCCTGCGCCGCGCCAAAGGGGCCCGCTATTGGCTTCATGCGATCGGGGCGAAGCGTCCACAGCTCTTTCGGCGGGCGTGTTCCTCCCGCCATTTCCGGGGCCACGAGATAGGTGTTTCCGCTGAGCAGAAGGTACGCGTAGATCGCCTCGAACAGCGCGTGCCCGCCCACCATCGCGGATGGCCGGCTAAGCAAGTCGAGCAGCGGATGGGTTTCAAGCGCCTTCTTCTTGCTGCTCAGCATCCAGGGCGCCATCGCCGCTGAACTGGCGATCAGCTTCGTGCACTTGAATCCGACGGCATTGCGGACATAGGCCTCGTCAGCGAGCTTGTCGAAGCGGCGCTCGCTCCATACCGGCTGACCGACCGTCCATGCCGAAATGACACCGCCAACCGGGTTCTCCTTCCGCTCGGAACGTCGCGGAAAAGGCCACATCAGCTAATCACCTTGCCATTGACGTTCCACTGGAACGGCTCACTGTGCCTGATCATCGGGCCGAGAGCGTACCGAAGCGCATCGAGGAAGTGGTTGTGAGCATCGACCGGGGTCGGCAGGATGTCGCCCGTCAGCCGGTCAACCTTGTAGCTGTAGAGCCGCAACTCCTTCGCCACGCCGACGCAGCGGGGATGCACGACGATCCGGCGGAACGATCGAACGAAGGCAATGCCGTCTTCGACGCTGCCCGACCATTTCGCCACCGCTTCTGACCGCGGCAGCCCGTGGCGCTGCAAATGGCTGATGCTCTCTGGCCGCGAATTGTCCCACCTAGTGGTGAACCGCGCGAACTCAGGGATCGCCTCTGCAACGAAGTCGGCCGTGTCGTCGAGCTCGAGCCCGACCCTGCCCGCTTCATGACTGACATAGAGCGTGTCGTCGGCGATGTAGCAGCGGACCGCTGCCGTCGGATCCTGTGCAAACCCGAAGTCGCCGCCCTGGTACGGGCCGTCCCAGGTGGGCTTGGGCTCGAACTCCTCCACCAGCCACTTGCCGGCGAAGACTTGCGCCTCGGAGTTGACGAGGTATGCCCCATCCCAGATGTGGGCGTAGGTGTTTGGATCGAGGCGCGACTGATCGCGGCGCCGCAGATCATCGAGGCCTTTCGGAAACCACGGGTTGTCCCGCCAGTTCATCTCGACAATGAGCGAATTGGCCGGGGGCCTCTTGCGGAACCGCTGGTCTACCGGCGAGCCATCGAGGCGCGGGTTCCAGATCGGCCAAAGCTCGGACTTCGGTTGCCGCAGCACTGTCGCCTCGAGCGCCAGCCACGACTGTTCCGGCACGTCTTCAGCTTCCTCCACGATCGTCAGATCGATCTTGGCCAGCGACTTGATCGTGTTGATCGAATGCCGGAGGCCGCGAAAGATGAACTCGGTGCCGTTCTTCCCGCGCAGATAGTCGACCCCCACGTCATAGTGGGCGGCAAGCCACGGCTGAGAGGCAATGGCCGCCTTCAACTCGGCGTGGAACGATTCCTTGATGCTCGCCTGAAACTCGCGCGTGGCCAGGATGCGAAGCGGCTCCGCATATCCCCACACCGCCGCCATTTCGGCGAAGCTGAAGGACTTTGCCGACCCGCGGCCGCCGTGCGCGCCTCGGTACTGCACTGTTCCGCGAGGCGGACTGAAGACCGAGACGAGCTTATCTGGCAGGC